TAAATTTACCACAGGAATTATTATTACAAATAAGAATACCCTCCTCATCTTGTGGTATCATCTCTCCCTTTCCACAGGATTCGCATATATCAGATGGCATAAAATAATCTTGTATATTTGTGATTTCATTATTAACATTTTTCCAATAATTTTGATAAATATTTCTAGAAGCAATATATTGTTGTGTAGTTTTCAAATCATCTCTCGATTTTATCTTGAAAAATTGGTTTAAAACATTTGTATTTTGTTTATTATTACCACTAGAAATATCTTTTTTTTGTTCGAAATAATCGAAAATATATTTAGAATTTTCTAGAAGATATTTTTTCTTTTGATTTTTAATTATTTTGATTTCTTGACGTATTTTTCGAATAGTATCTTTTATTTCCATAAATTCGTCGATTTGAGTAGTTTTTAATGTCTTAGCTTTCTGTTTAAGGTTATTTATATCAGACTCAAGTTTAGGAAGCAGTTCTGTTTCATTAATATGATATTGCGTCATTATTTCGCTATGTTTTTCATCTAAGGTATTTATTTGTTTTTTAGAGGACATTTTTTATAAGATTTATATAGTATTATTAATAAGTGAGTTTTATATTTTTATTATCTAAAAATATAATATATATATTATATATTTTTATATATGCAACAACCAGATCCATTAAATGGTTGGAATTTACCTGATGTTGAAAGAATAAAATTAGGTAAGACAGATAGTATACACGATTTTACTGAAAAAAGAGTTCCACCTGAGTATTGGCCTAATGTATCTACAAAATTATTAGAAAATTTGTATAATCCACAACAAATACCTGTAGGAGCAAATTTTACTGATTGGCTTCAACAGCCAAACATATATAATGGTAATGTTTCTGCATCAAAAGTAGAAGACCAAACAATTATTTGGTTTGAAAATAATTATCCATTTGAATTAAGAACAAATAATAGTTTAAAACTAACATATAGGGAATTATTAAATATTGATCTAGACCCTACACGTAGAATACCTGCTGATACTAATATTTTAGAATTAGATATAGGAAATCTAGAAGATTGGGATAAAGATTATTCAGCTACAGAAAAAATACAAATTGGTCTTGCTATATTAAATTTTTTCTTTCCACCACCACCGGAACAACCAGCCCTAAATTCACAACAACAAACATATATATCATTTGATGCAAATTCAATTATGCCGAGTAAAATATTTGGGGGAATGGATCAAGTAATAAATTTAGTTACCCCATTAAATCTCGCTGATTCAGCAGGTATAGAAACACATTTACGTGGTAGAAATTATTATTTATATCCAGAACAAAACGAAGCAGAACAATATTTGTTTAATAGTAATATATATAGTATGATTGATAATGTTAATATAAGTTTAACATTAAGAGGACAAGGTCAATATGAAAGGAATACCCGTTATGATTTTAATTTAAATATTGGTAATAATACAGGGACAATAATTTTAATGTTTAATCCAGATGATAGAACTGGTCCAAGTGTAAGTTATTTATCTAAATCAATAGATAATATATCAACGAATGAATCAATAACACCAGATCCTAGTAAAATGGTAGATTTATCGCCATTAGCACCATCACCAATTACAGACCAAACACTAATAGATATAATAATAAAAATATTGTTTGATTTAAAGCGTGGGGGTGATTGGGAACAAGTAAATTCAACAAAAAAGGCAAATAAATTAGATAATAAACCAACACGAAATAGAACCATTTTTACAACAATCGACCGATTATGTGCTTTATATTCAAGATGTATTCAACAAAATACAATATATCATGTATCAACATCCTTGATATTATATCGATTTAATGGCACAGAACAATCACCCGAACAAATAAGAGCGAATAAAATTAGGTTTTTAAATGAAAAAATTAAATCAATTCAATCAATAGATAAAGCAATTCAAGATTTTAGAGTTATTATTGATATATTAGATAGTGACTTTGATAACTTTGATAAATATTCTGTTATTTCTACTAGATTTAAATATAATCCGGACCAAAGAATTGCACAATTATTTAATTTTTTATCTTATATTTTAATAAAAATATCATTTATTCGATTATCTATGTTATTACAAACATATCAAACACTAGCAATAGAAACAGATATTATAACAGAATTAGTAAAATATCCTCAAGGTATACCTTCTGATATAGATGATATCGATTTAACGAGATTGATTGAACTAGTTAATAAATCTAATACTGATTTTTTTATTCAATTATCTGAAATTACTGGAATTAGTATTAATACTGGTAATATTATATCATTTGCAAGTTCACTTAAATTACCTATAGCAGATGGGTTTTATATAAAAGGTAGATTTTTTTATTATGATTTCAATATGTTAAATACTTTAAAAGATTTATTTGCAGAAATTTTAAGACCCGCTTCAGATAGACTTCTAGCAGTAAGAAATACGCAAGAATATTATGAAAGTAGAGGATTATTTTCAAATATTAATACTCTTGTATCAAGATTAGATATACAACAATTAGTAGTATTAGACGGTATTCAACAAATTCAAGGAGATACTCACCAGTCAAATTATCTTACTCGTATTAGAATATTATTAAATAATATATGTAAAGAACCATATACATATGTAATACCTCAAGGAGAAACTACTTATTTTCCTGTAAATAATAGATATATTGATTCATTAAAAGGATATATTGAAGAAATATTTAGTCAACTACCTACACTTCAATCTAGTGGCGTTGTTGGTGGTAGTAATAAACCCACCAAACAAAGAAACTCCAAAACAAGTAATTATATGAATCCCGAAGAATACAACAAAAAAAAAATAGAAAAATATAAAAAAATAATAGAACAAGAAAGACAATCCGAAATTAAAAGTAGAAGAGAAGTTAAAAAAATAAGAGAAGTTGAAAAAATAAGAGAAGTTGAAAAAATATTAGATAGCTTAACCAATAGTTTTGATTTATCAAAAAAATTAATTGAATTAACTGGATATCCAACATTAGCATTAAATTTAATGGAAAGCATTCAATCATTTTTATTAGATGAATTTATAAAATTAACAACTAATATATCAAATATGTATGAATCTATTCGTTTTAGAGGTCATCAAAGCATTCCTTATGATATTATAGAATTAATATTACATATTGAAACATATAATAATAATATTCAATGTTTTTTTCATAGTATATGCGAAGTTTTAGTCGATGATACTGCTAGTTATGATGATTTTTTTAATTATTTGTTTAATTCTTCAACTGGGTTGTTAAAGTCTAACCCATATGTATTAATATACATATACTTATATCAATTATATGAAAAAATATTACCAAGTGATATTGATATTGATATTGATAAAATTTTAGTAGAGTTTACTATTCTAAATATTTGTATAATAAAAACAAACAGTAATTTAAAATTTCCTGGTATATATTATATAAATACCCAAACTATCGGTTTACCGAATGAGGACTCTATTCTTGCACGTGCAAATTTATCCGAAATTTATTTAAATATTCCTGAAATAACTGCTAGGTATAATCTTGCTGCTCCCCTACAACCACCAGCAACACCATATTATAATCCTATTATTAATACCGAATTGGTTCAAACAATTGGACCAAAACAGCTTGATTTCTCCAGTGTCGGCGGTAGTAAAAATAAGACTAATCATAGATTAACTATAAAAAATCGTAAAATAAAAAAACATAAAAAATCAATAAAAAATAAAAAACGAAAATCAAAAAAATCAAACAAAATAAATAAAATCCGTAAAACTATAAAATACTAAATAACAGTCCATTCTATATGAATAAAAATGGAAGACCAAATACAACTCTCTAAAAAGGAATTCCAGAAAATGGTCTTTATTATGAATGCATTGAACAGTGGATGGAAAATACAAAAATCTGAAGATGAATATATTTTTACAAAAAAACACGAGGGTAAGCGAGAGATTTTTAAATCTAACTATTTAGAAACATTTATTTATGATAATTTCAAACCCTTAAAATAATAATCAAAAATCATTATTTAGGAAAGTCTAAAATAAAATATAACCTTATTATGAGATTTAATAATCCGCCGAAAAAATCAATACAATTATGTTGTTATTTATAATAAAAAACAACATAAAAATTAACTTTATAATCTGATTTATAAATCTCGGAATTAATTAGTATTTCCTCGAAATTATTTTCTTTAGGGAGTATATAATCCGAAATGGGTGGTGCTCTTCTTCAACTCGTCGCCTATGGCGCACAAGACGTCTTCCTTACCGGAACTCCTGAGATCACTTTCTGGAAAGTTTCTTACCGCAGACATACTAACTTTGCTATTGAGTCTATTGAGCAGACATTCTCTGGACAGGCTGATTTCGGTCGCCGTGTTACCTGCACAATCTCCAGAAACGGAGATCTTGCCTACCGTACCTACCTCCAGGTTACTCTCCCTGAGATTAACCAACAGATGGGTGTCGCTGGATCTGGTGTCTATGCCCGTTGGTTAGACTATATCGGTGAGCAGCTTATTGCCCAGGTTGAGGTCGAGATTGGTGGTCAACGTATTGATCGCCAATACGGTGACTGGATGCATATCTGGAACCAGCTTACCCAGACAACTGAGCAACAGCGTGGATACTTCAAGCTTATTGGTAACACCACTCAGCTTACCTACATTACCGATCCTACCTTCGCTGCTATCGCTGGTCCTTGCGCTGCTTCCGGTGGACCTTCCCAGGTCTGCGCTCCCCGCAATGCCCTCCCTGAGACTACTCTCTATATTCCCCTCCTCTTCTGGTTCAACAGAAACCCTGGACTTGCTCTTCCTCTTATTGCCTTAAAATCTGTAGGGCAGAAAAGCGTTCAACCTAAAGCATCCGAACCCTGCTTTAGGGAAAATTTGTTGTGTTTTCGGGATGAATTTATTCATCATAACCAAACGCTAGTCGCTTGCTATTGACTAGCAAACGGCAACATCACCAAATTGCGGGAAGTTCCCAAAGGTGTAAAAATAAATTGTGTGAAAAAATATAAATATATAATCCAAGTAAATAATCCAAGTAAATATTTCAATAACATTATAAACATTCATAGATTTAATCAAAAACACACACAATTTATGGGCTACCAAACTGTAAGCGAAAGTTTACAGTGGCTGAGAATAGAACTCAGGTATGGTAAAAATGCTCCACATAGCGATACATCGAAAGGTGTATTAAAAACGGATAATCCGCAGCCAAGCTCCTACATTCGATATGATAAGAATACGGAGAAGGTTCAACGACTAAATGGTTATGGGTCTGAGAAGATTAATCATCTTCAATGAAGGCTTAAGATATAGTCTAGTCCCCAGCATAATTTTCACATAATAAATATGATTTGGTCGTATGTGAAAATGCTGATAAATACCCTGAAAGGGGGGGTACAAGTGGTTCGTACAGTACCACGAAGTTAAGATCAACCTTGATATCCGTCCTCTCGGCGAGTGTCTCTGGGCTGTTACTACATTAAACGCTTCTGCTTCCCAGAGCAATGTTGCCGTTACCACTGCTTACCAGCAGTCCCTTGTTGCTGCCTCACTCTACATCGACTATATCTTCCTCGATACCGATGAGCGCCGCAAGATGGCTCAGAACCCCCACGAGTACCTCATTGAGCAGCTCCAGTTCACTGGTGATGAATCTGTCGGATCTTCATCTAACAAGATCAAGCTCAACTTTAACCACCCCGTTAAGGAGCTTATCTGGGTTGTCCAGCCTGATGCTAACGTTGACTACTGCTCTTCCCTTAACGGTGGAGGTCTTCTCTACAAGACCCTCGGAGCTCAGCCTTTCAACTACACTGATGCCGTCGATGCTCTTCCTAACGCTATCCACGCCTTCGCTGGACCTGTTGGAACCTCTGGTGCTAACGCATTTGTTAATACATCTGGTCTTTTCCAAATGCCTGGTGCTAGTGATGTTGCACAAAATTCAACTAATGAATACACTGGTATCTTCGCTACTCCTGATAATATCGACTCTGGTGTCTCCGATGCTGGTTCATTCGTCCTTGCCGAGACTGCCCTTGATCTCCACTGTTGGGGTGAGAACCCTGTTGTTACTGCTAAGCTCCAATTAAATGGACAGGACCGCTTCTCTGAGCGTGAGGGTTCATACTTCGATGTTGTTCAGCCTTACCAACACCATACCAGAGCCCCTGACTGTGGTATCAATCTTTACTCATTTGCCCTTCGTCCTGAGGAACACCAACCCAGCGGGTCGTGCAATTTCTCCAGAATTGATAACGCTGTTCTCCAGCTTGTCCTTTCTTCCCCTACCGTTTCCGGTACCGCAACCGCCAAGGTTCGCGTCTACGCTGTTAATTACAACGTATTAAGAGTTATGAGCGGCATTAAACTTGATTTTTTGGTTAATTATTTATATTCTATTTTCCAAATTATTAAGAATTGTGCAGAAAAACAACCCGCCACAAACAATACAGGCTATGTTTGTGGAAACTTCGGTTTGACCCCTGTATGTATGGTCAGTTGTTAGTGAGGAGAAATCCTTGCAAGATTACTTGTTGTTCGGGGAACCCCTTAGAGCTTCAACTACCAAGTAAGTAT